TAGACTTATGCAAGGGTAAACTGTACGATATGCTCTCCAAATGCGAAATTACAGCCTACTTTGAACGCTGCACGGAATCTCACTTCATCTGCGTCTCTTGAGAACCAGAAATCAAATGACTCAAGGTCATCAATTAAATCAGTTCCCATGAAGATGTTACTCAATGGGGTCAAGAACATTCTGTCAGTTCCATTCAAACCACCAACCGCAACCATTTTCACGTTAGTTGCTGGAATCATGATTTCCATTGCTTCGCTGTCAGCAGCGTAGTGGAACAAGTTAGATGCACGAAGAGCAGTAGTATACTTTTTGAAAGTGTCAATACCTACGAACAATACCAAGTCATCAACATCAGAAACGTCTGCTGGAATTACGTTGTACATATCGTCAACCAAACTCTCAACATTTGACACAGTGATTGCACTTGCGCTGGATGTGTTACCGTCTACTGTTGAAGCAGAAGCAGCATCAATCAACTTGTTTAAACCATCGAAACGGTTTGTGTTTGGGTTAGTGTTAGACGTTGCAGTGTCACCTTGCCACATTGCTACCTCGATAAGTTTAGCAATACGAGCAGCCTTGTCACTTGCAATCTGCTCCTCGAAAGGAACTGATTCAGGTGAACCAGCAGCGATTTGAGTCTGCATCCACTTCGCCTCAAGAGTTTTAGGGCAAAGAGTTTCCTCTACCTTAATCTTACCAACAGTGATGTTGCGCTGAGTGAAAGTAGTGTCACCTGATGGTGAATACCCACAGCCGTCTGCTTGAAAATAGGTGTTGCCTGTTAAAATGTTAATTGCTTCAGCCGATTTGATACCGACCTGAACCTGTCCTGCTGCCTGTAGTAACTCGGCAGTCTTACCCCCGAAAAGGGTTTTCAATACTAACTCAGTGTTTTGCTGATTAGTGTAATCTGATAATCCTGATACGTTAAATGCCATGATTTTATTTTTTTAGTTGTTTTGCGATGTTTGCGATGTTAGCGAAACGCTCCTCTTTCTTGGACAATTTCGCTGGTTCTTTTGTTGGCTCTTCAGATGGAAGGTCTGCAACCTTCTCAACTAAGTCAACAGTTTTACCAAAGGCTTCTTTCATTGCAGAAAATGCCTCTTCGTTGTTAGTTAGTTTCTCCTCTAAAGAGTTCAATTTTTCAACTGCCTCCTCAAAGCGAGATACTAAAGAATTGAAAGCCTCTAATGACGCAAATTCAGAAGGAACATCTTCAGACATTTCCTCCTCTTCTTTTGCTTCAACCTCTGGCTCTGAGATTTCAGTCACAACGCCCTCCTCAGTAGTCACAAGCATTCCGCCCGTTACTTCATGAGTTGCGTCTGGCGCTGGGATAAGACCCTCACCAGTTTGAACAAAGACGGTAGTTCCTACAGCAAGTTCACCCTCCCACTCGATGATAGTGCCATCAGTGAGTTCGGCTGTTGCCATTGCTACCTCCTTTTTCTCTTCGTCACCAAACAATAGGTGGCGGATTTCGGATAGTACTTCTTTACTGTTCATTTTATTATAAATATTAGATTTGTTTTTTTGGCTCAATTTTCTCTGTCCCACTTGGCTACTGCCTCCTTGATACGGTTCAACATCACCTCGTCAGGGTCTTCCTCAAAGTCAAAGAATCCCTCTACAGAGAACCCTTTGAACTCTCCTGCTTTGACTCTTGCCCAGATGTCATCATCGTTCACTATATAAGACAAAAACCATGACCCATCAGCAACTTCATCATAGCCTTTAGGTGGATATTTGCCCTGCTCTCTGTCTATTATAAAAGACTCAAGCAATGACAACCCAGCAGTCGGGTCTTCGTGATGTATATTGACAGAATCATATCGATCAGTCTTAGCCCATTTCTTTGCTATCTGCCAGATGCTCTCCTTGTCAAAAACTACATAGTATTCACCTCTGTGCTGATCATACCTGTAAATAGGTTTGTCTGCTATCATAGCAGCCCCTGTGATGATTCTTTTCTCCTCGTCCTGAATAGCGAATCCGTGACTCATTGATTGCTTGGTTGAATGAACCTCTTCCGCTGAGCATGGCATCCACTTCTCCCCCATCTTGTGTGAACCTGTACACCCAATTTTCTCAGCATACGCCTCAGCCTCTGCTTTGCTATCAAATAGTGGCAAGTCTTCAGTCACATATTCTGGTAATTCAGCCACATCTACATCATACTTGTTGCGCTTTCTCTTGGACTTTCTAAGTTCCAACTGCTCAAGTTTATTCTCTGACCAGCGGAGCATCTCATCACCTCCCCATAGTAGATAGGAAATAGTACCGCAGGATTTTGTATCCTTAGGGTCATAGTATTCCCTCGCTCTGGATAGGTATGAATAAACCCTCTTGACCGTTTCAAGGCTGATATTTTCACCCTTAGACAACTGGGCTGCACGATTTTTCCCGACTAAGGTCGCGCACATATTATCAACTGCCTCATTGAGTCTCATGCCCCTGAGAGCGTTTTGACTGGCTGCCTTTGGATAGTCGTTGTAAGATTCAAACTTCTGACCCTTCAAATAGTTGTAGCAAATAGCAGCGGCTTGGTCTTGCTCATAGCCTTCACCCTTTACTACTTCAATACAGCGAGAGATGAACTCATCCTCTGACTCACCTCCACGAGGCTCAACAAATTGCTCATTAAAATATTGGAAATCCCTTTCTATTGCAGGATTAGTCACGAGAGACACAAACTCAACGCCAGTGTCGTCGTCTTCATTTATCACTAACTTGTAGATTGGTAGTTCCATTTGTTTATAATTATCATTATTCATATTCTGGCTTTATTTTACGATTGAGACATCCTCTGTCACCCTCACCTTTTCCTGTGTGTTGCTTATATCATACTCAGTTACATAGATTCTCCTGTCACCTGTGAACTCCTCTGTTCTTGGTAGTCTTACCGCTGGAGCATTTATGTTCTGACCGAATGATGTAGACGGCACTGAAGCAGCACCAGAACCAGCACCTGAGATATTGTCACTCTTTACGATGTCAATGGCTCTCTTGGCATTGGTCACGATTGTTGTGGCAAGTCCGATATATTTAGCAATACCTGCCAATCCCCCTGTGGCTATGTTGTCAGCCGTTGGGCTGTTAGAATTAGCCAAAGCCCCAGACAATGCTCTTGCTGTATCTGCCGCAATCTGAGCAAGTGCAACCGCTTTCCCTGCTGCTGTCTGCTCCCCTAATAAAGAAACAACAGCGTTCCCTAAATCTTGACTGAGATAATACAATTCCTCTTTTGCTTTTGCTTCAGCCTCTGCATTTTTTATCTGTTGCTCAGTGTATATTTTATTTGCCTTTGCATTGAATGACGCTGAGTCAAAAACTATCTTGTCGCTTTTGAGTTTAGTCTCTGTCGTTTTAAGAGTAGCCCCTTGAGTTTCATTCTGTCGCTCATTCTCAAGACGGATTTCTTTTTGTCGTTCTGCTTCTCTCTCTGCTCGTTCTTTGGCTGCATCCTTATTCGCTTTATCTCTGATTTCTTTCTGCTCACGAAGATATTTGTCATAGGCGATGTTGCTGAGTTTAAAATTCAGACGAGCATCCCTAAGGGCTTTGTTGTTTTCATCTGTTTCCTCTTGAGCAAACTTTCTCTTTGCAAGTGCTAACTCAGCAGCCGCTTTTTGCTTTTGTAAAGTCAAAGACAACTCCTCCTGACCTTGAGCGTCTGCAATCTTTATCTGCTCCTCTGTTAGGTCAATATTGTCCTGTATACTCTGATTGACTTTATCCTGCATCCTTTGCTGTTCGGATGTAATACCTACTAAGTCTGTTCCTTTCTGAAATGCGTCACCGATAAGACTGCCTAATTTTGAAAGTATAGGGAAAGTCTTTGTTAAGTAAGTGGTGAATTTATCCCAGTTTGCAAGTAAAGCCCCAACCGCAACAGCAGCCGCACCGATACCTGTGGCAATCAATGCGCCTCTGAGTGTTGTGAATGCAGTGACCACTTTGCCCCTAACAGTTGCAGCAAGGTTCAACAATGCAGGGCTGAATTCTTTCAAATCTTTCAGTCCTTGAGAGAATACCATTGCACCCTGAACTTTGAGCATCACCTTCTCAAGTTCCTCAGATTGTCCACCGAATAAAGCAACAGCCCCAGCCGCTACCTCAAAACCAGCCGTCACACCTTGAGCCGCACGGAATAATTGGTCAGAACCTCCACGAGCTGCATCAATGGC